GGGCGTTCTGGAAGAACCAGTCGCTTGACGCCTCCACCTTCAACGGTGCGGCGACCACTGCTGCCAATATCCAGGCCGTGATGAATGCGATGTGGGCCAGTCTGGTTCGCGGTCAGGATCGTCCCGATCTGGTCGTGATGGACAATGCCTACTGGGGTTACTTCACCGCCAGCCTGCAGAACATCCAGCGTTTCACCTCCGACAGCGATGCCAAACTCGGCTTCGTGTCCATGAAGTACATGGATGCCGATGTGGTTCTCGACGGTGGTATCGGCATGACCTCTGCCGGCGTTCCTTCCAAGACGATGTACTTCCTGAACACGAAATTTTTGAAGTATCGTCCTCATGCTCAACGGAATATGGTTCCACTTTCACCGGGCCAACGCTATTCTGTTAACCAAGATGCTGCGGTACAGATCTTGGCCTGGGCTGGCAACTTGACCTGCTCCGGTGCACAGTTCAATGGCATCATCGTCGAATAAGATTAGCGGGGGCGCAGTCCCGGCCCCCGGTTTCTCTTGAAAGGAGAAAATGATGGCAACAGCAGGTGCAAACATCGCCAATGCCGCAGGTCGTCCCGACACGGCAGGCAACCCCTGGACGGCAGCAGTCATCCAGTTCCCCATCGGCGCGTACGTCGAAGCGCCGACTGAAACCCGTTTTGCCGCCGACACGAACTACATCGGCTACAACTCGAACGCGAAATACGTGACCAACGCACTTGGTCAAGGCAGCGTCGCGGTCGGCCCCACCATCGCACCGCAACCCGACTGGGTTGTGCCGAACAACGACAACGACGCCCGTGGCGGCACGGCACAGTGGGTTCGTGCAGCCGGCACCATCGCCGAGAACGCTACCTGCACGGTGACGGCAGGTGCAGCGACCTCCGGTGCTGGTACGTTCGAGTGCAACGTCACGGGCGGCGTCGTCGCTGGTGACTTCTTCTGGGCCAACGTGACGGCAGATACCTGAGATGCTGCCGGGCCGTCGTACCGCTGACGGCGCGTTGTTCGTCACCCAAGGCCCGCCTCCCGCCGGCACTCCGCTGGTGGGAGGTATCGCTGTCCGTGCGGACGGCACTATCTACGTATCGCAGTCGTTCACGCAACCGTTTGACCCATCAGACCTGTTTGCATCCGGCGAGCAAGGCGTCTTCTTCGACCCGTCCGACCTCTCCACGATGTTCCAAGACAGTGCAGGCCTCACGCCGGTCACTGCGGATGGTCAGCCGGTTGGAAAAATCCTTGATAAGTCCGGTCGCGGCAACCACGCCTCCCAAGCCACCGCCTCCAAGCGTCCACTGTACAAGACCTCTGGTGGGCTGCACTGGTTGCAGTTCGATGGGGTGGATGATGTGCTGGTGACGGCGAGTGCAATAGGCATATCAGCGGCTCCAATTTCGTATTTCTTTGGTTTAGTAAATAACAACACTAGCGTCGAAAAATGGATATCAGCAAGCACCCGCTACACGCTATCAGCGCAACCATCTGGAGTCCCAAGATTTACAGCGGCCAGCGCAAAAGATTACGATGGTTCGACAGGGTTTTTTGTGCAAAGTGTAAAGACTATTGGTGCATGGTTATACGACAACTTGTTCGACGTTTCCTTTAGGAAAGACGGTGCCCTGCGTGAAACAGTTCTAGGAAGCATTGATGCACACGTTAATGAAAACATACTATCTATTGGGGCCACACCTAATAGTGGCTTTCCACTAAACGGCAACGTCTACTCACTGATCATCCTCGGTCGCCTCGCCACCACGCAGGAAATCACCGACACTGAAACATGGGTCGCATCTAAGACAGGAGTGACACTGCCATGAGCAATTTCTCCGCCTCCATCCCCGCTGCCAACATGCAGGCGGCCAATGCCTTCCTCGCTGGTACGGACGGCGATCCGCTGAACCTGAACAACTTCGGGCCGGACAACTTCAGCTTGCCGGCTTATGCTGGCCCGTCACCTTCCGTGGCCCTGCTCCATAGCTGGGGCGATCCGGCCTTTGAGGCAGCAGTCGCCTCCATTCCGGGCGTCACGATTGTCTCCGGTAGCGATCCGTATGGGACGACGGTTCAGGTATCGACCGACGCTGGCGTCATCTGGGGAAGCGATGCTGACCCGCTCGTCGGGATGGTTACGCCGGGCCTGTACGCGGATGCCGACAACGTGCTGTGGTGGGTGATTCAACCCTATGACACAGAGGTCTATCCAGAGCCGATTCTGATCCCTGCGCTGATCCGTCTTGCCAAGATACCCGGTGAGGCATTGCCGTGGGTCCAGCCAATCGATCAGTACGACGCGTACAAGCTGGTCAATCCCTTCACGGGCGAGGGCGACTACTGCACCCACAAGGGTAGCAAGTGGCAGGTCACGCAGGCTGACGGAAGCGGAAACAACGTATGGGAGCCGGGGGTGTTCGGCTGGAACAACATCGGGCCTGACCTGAACATCACCACCGACCTCGACGGCGATGGCTTCCTTGACGTGGTGCGCTTCGACAATGGCACAGTCAAGACTACCGAGGATGCAGACTCTGTCGACATTGACTTGAACGGCGATAGCATCTCCGACATACACATTCCGAAGGCGACCCCATGAACTACGTAAACGGGTTCAAGGTTGACAATGACGGCACGCTTCAGGTCGGCCCGCCACCGATCACCCACTATTTTATGGGCCTGCCGTTCAACGTCGACGACGGTCTGGTGCTTCAGGTGAATGCCACCCCTGTAGCCGGCGACGTCTATCTCGGCGGCACGCGCATCGGCCCACTGGGTGGCGTCTATGCTGTCGACACCACGCCGGTCGCCGGAGATGCTCCGGTCAATACCGTGGCTCCCGATACCACGGGCGATGCGAAGGTCGGGTCGGTACTGACGACCACCCAAGGCACGTGGACCGGCACCGCGCCGATCACCTACACCTACCAGTGGTATCAGGGCATCAACCCCATTGTCGGCGCGACGACCAACGCCTACACGGTGCAGGCGAGCGACCTCGCCAGTGTGGTCGTCTGTCGGGTGACCGCCACGAACGCTGCGGGCGGCTCAACCGCAAGCGGTCCCGGCATCCGCATCGTGTCTGCCCGTTACAACTACCTGACCAACGCAGGTGTCCCCGCCTCAGGGTACATCAGCGCGGGAAGTGCCGGTGCGCCCAATCAGGTTCGCATCAACGAGATCGACAAGGATGGGGTGAATCACGCTGGCCCATTCTCCCGTATGCGGATTGGCGACAGCATCTTTGTCGGCACCCAAGAGGGCATCATCGCCCAAGAGCCTATCGACGTGGGTGGCTACTACATTTTCGAGATGGTGTCGTGGCCCGTGCTTGCCGATGGACCGTACGACGTAACGCTTGGCTTCAACACGTAACAGCGGGTAGGTATGCCCCGTTTCCCAAGCATCCCACTCAAAAGGAAAATTCAAATGAACCAGGAAATGCCTACCTTCGACATCAGTAGCATCCCTCAGGACTTCAGCCCGCTCCAGACACTTGGCAACGGGCCTGACACGAAGCTCTACGACGGGGATGAGCGTCTGTACGTCACCTTCAAGACCGAACCGGTGTTGAACCCTGCCGCCAGTACCAAGGCTGGTCGTCCGATCTACGACGACATCGACATGATCACCATCCACGCGCCGGGGTCGAAGCTGACCAGCATCGTCGATCACGCCAAACGCTACACGCAGGGTCGTCCGATCCTCGCCGCCAAGTATCGCGACTGGAAGTCCGGGCAAGTGGAGTCTGCCGGTGGAACCCCACTGGAGAACTTTCCGTTCCTGTTCACCAAGCCCTCGATGATCGCGGAACTGAAGTACCGCAACATCTTCACGGTCGAGCAGTTGGCTACCCTACCCGACAGCGGCAAGCAGACCATCATGGGCGGCCACGAACTCAGCCAGAAGGCGGCTGAGTGGATTGCCTCGACTGCCGCCAATGCGGTCGACGAGGAGAAGGAAGCCCTCAAGCAGCGTGTTTCCGACATGGAAGTAATGATCGCCAAGCTGGCCGGCGGCGAACCGAAGCAGTCGCGCAAGAAGCACGTCGAGATTGACGCGCCTGCCGAACCCGACAGGTTGCCGTCGTTTATGGAGAAGTGAGATGGCTGAAGTCCGTGACGTCAAGTGGGTAGTCCAGCAGTCGATGGTCGAGATGGGTTTGCCAAAGCCCAACGAGGTTGTCACGTCTTCAGACGCCACGGTTCAGCAGATGCTGGCCCTGCTCAACAGGGCCGGCAACGACATGGTTCTCGGGTTCCCGTGGGAGCAGTTGATCAAGCAGTGGATCATCACCACGGAGGAGGGTGTCGCCGAATACGAGATGCCCTCCGACTGGTCTTACTTCATCGACCAGACCCAATGGGACCGCACCAACCACTGGCCGCTGCTCGGCCCGAAGACGGCGCAGGAGTGGCAGTGGCTCAAGGGCGGCCTGCTCTCCAGCGGTCCGCGTCTGCGTTATCGGGTTGTTGCAGCCAAGTTCGAGATCTGGCCTGTCCCGTCGCCGTCCAACACGCCGGTCGGCGACAGCAACATCACGGGCGTGTTCGCCCCCGGCACGCTGGCAATGGAGTATGTGGCCGACACATGGTTGAAGGATGCCTCGAAGGCGAACACCTACTACGCCTCCGTTCAGTCCGACAGTGACATCCTGCTCCTCGACCCGTGGGTGATGTCAGCCTACCTGAAATTGAAGTACTGGGAAGCCAAGGGGCTGGATACGACAGCCTACATGAAGGACTTCCTCGGGACGTGGGAAGCCAAGATCGGCAAGAACAAGGGTGCGCCGATGCTGACGCTGGCACCCCGCGCCCGTACGATGCTCATTGGGGTGCAGAACATACCAGACGGATCTTGGATGACAGGTTGGTAACGGGAACAGCACATGAGATTCACTCCCATTCGGCAAATATCGAAGGTCACGACACGTTCGTCACCGGTCAAGGGTATCAACGCCTACGATGCGATCATCTCCGCGCCGGAGGGGTTTGCCCTCATCATGCGGAACCTGTTTGCCCAGCCTTACGGGGTGCAGGTGCGTCACGGGTATGTTCGTCACGCCGAGGGACTGGATGGTGATGTGGAGACAATCATGTCCCACAACACCCTCACGCCGAAAATCTATGCGTTCAGTACCGGAGATCCTGACGCCATCCTCTACGATGTAACGACGCCGAACGCAGCCCCCGTGGTCGAGATAGACGATCTCACCAACGCCCGCTGGCAACACATCAACTACCCGAACGAAGCGGGTGTGCATCTCATGGCGGTGAACGGTGAGGACAGCCCGATCTGGATCAAGCCGGATGGAACGATTGAGCGCCTGATTGCCGGCGACGGAACTACCGCGAACACTGTTTCCGGCATTGACCCTCTGAAGTTCATCCACGTCTATTCGCACCAGAAGCGTCTGTGGTTCGTCGAGAAGGACACCACCTCCGGCTGGTATCTGCCGCCGAACGTGCTGTACGGTGTCGCAGGGCAGTTCGACTTCGGCCCCAACTGGACCCGTGGCGGGTACCTCACCCAGATCATCACCTGGACGATTGACGACGGCAACGGCGCAGACGACCACCTCGCGGCCATCTCATCCGAAGGTGAGGTCAGCATCTACCAGGGTACCGACCCGGAAGATGTTTCGACGTGGGCGTTGCAGGGCGTCTATTTTGCCGGTGCGCCGGTCGGTCGTCGTGCGGCCACCCGGTATGGTGGCGACGTGCTGATCGTGACCGAGTTCGGCGTTGTCTATATGTCCGACCTGCTGAAGTCGACCAAGGTGAATCCGTCCGAGGAGAACTCGAGCAAGTACATCCAGCAGTTGGTGTCGCAGGCAGTCTCCAACACACGGGACAAGTTCGGCTGGCAGCCGTTCGTCTTCCCCGGCAAGAACATGCTGATGGTCAACATCCCGACCACCAGCCAGACTTTCTTCCAGTTTGTCCAGAACGACATCACGAAGGCGTGGAGCGAGTTCATCGGCTACGAGGCCCACTGCTGGGAGTTGCATCAGCAGTTGCCGTTCTTCGGCGGTCTTGGTGCGGTCTATCGGGCGTGGGAGCAGTTCACCGACGATGCCGTAGTATCTGACGACGGTGTGGTGACACCCGGGAAAGATATTCGCTCCGAGGCGCAGACCACCTACTCGAACTTCGGTGAGCAGGTCATCAACAAGCACTACAAGATGGTGCGCCCGTCGATCCTCTCCGGCGGCCAGTTCTCGGTGAGCATCGCGGCGAACGTCGACTTCTCCTTCCAATCCACACAGTCGCCGATTTCCTTCACCACCTACCTACCTGGTCGGTGGGACGAAGATTACTGGGACAACGCACGGTGGGCCGGCGGACTGCTGGCTTACAACGAGTGGGAAACGGTTCGCGGCATCGGCTTCGTTGTCGCCCTGCGCGTGTTGATTCAGTCGACCTCGGAAACCTACTGGGCAAGCACCGACTGGGTATATGAGTCAGGAGGCATAATGTGAGGAAAGTGGC